ATAGCGATAAACATCGCTGCCTGACGGCGCGCGAATGGCTTCACGCAGCATCTGGTAGATTTCATCGAATGAGGCATCTGAGTTATGGGTGAGGAAGAACTTCACTTTGTTCAGCAGCCCATCTTTGAGGCTATTTGCGGCATCAACGAGGCTTGCAGTTTCGACTTCGCCTTCCTGACCATCGGCATTCACGAACATGCCAACGCCTTCTTCTGGAGTACCGGCGCCCGGCTCATCGAGCAGGATAGCGATATGGTCGAACTGCATATTGCGAGCGATCCATGAGTACTTCTTCTGCTTCGACTCGCCTGATTTTCTCTCTTTGTTCGTGAGTAAGCCGGTAGAGAGGTGGATCGGGTCTGTGTTTGTGCCGGCGATCATCTCATCTAGGCGATTAATCAGGCGTTTACCGTCAGGCTTTGTCTCGGCGACCGCCTTATTGATATAAACGTCCATGACGACCTGGTCGCCTGACTTACTGACGTTCTGCGCCCATGCGCCGACGTGATAGCTGTTAATGGCCCGCGGGTCATTGGCGCTGACATATTTGCCATCTACCATCGGGTGCGGAAGAGGCATCAGCTTGCCTTCCATCGTCTGGTAGCTGTTGTTAATCTCCTCCGCCGGGTACAGGCCGCCATTCATAACAATGTCATCGACGATCGGAACAGCACCACGAATGACGTAGTGCTCCTGGCCGTTGATGGTGGTTGTTGAGATGTTGGAGGCGTTGATGGCGAGGGATTTAACGTGGATGCTGGATAGCTTCACGATTATTCCTCAGGTTTCTTGATCGCTTAATCAGCGGGCAGTAATTTGTTTAAGCCGCACACACATGGAGGATTACAATGGCTTTATTTAAGGTTACTTATCTGGTTAATGGGGATCCAACTTTCAGGGATGTCAATGTCAGTAGCGATAAAGAATTAACCAAATTTGATGAAGAGGTTATTCAGGCAGCGATGCGTGATTCTGTTCATTACACCCCAGCTTCAAGCGCAACATCTATCAATGGACTGAGAGTTGTAATGGTTACCGCAATCAATTAGCCCCCTTCCAAAGCTGGCGCTCTTTTGCCAGCTTCTCAGCTAACCCCTGATTGAAAATGCTGCCGTCGTCGTTTAGCAGCACCGGAATCTGGCTGCAATAGCAGTTGTACCGGTTGCCGTTCTCGGCGTAGAAGTCTCGCACCTGCTCGGTGGTGTAGACCTTTCCGTGACGGCTGGCATGCCAGCTGCGCGTGGTCGGTTTGAGCGCCGACAGCCACAGCAAGCCAGTATTCAGGCCAAGCCGATCCGCTGCCCAGTCCGTTTCGTTCCATTGCGCCTGGCGCAACGCGCCTACCTGCTCAGTCTGAGCAATGGTCTTGGCCTTCGACATCGAAACATCGAGACGCTTGCTGATGACGCTGGCCGTCTCGCGAGGATTCACCCCGCGCGCTACAGCATCGGTGATGATGTTGGTTAAATCGCCGCGGGCTGTATCGCTGATGACCTTCCAGTCACTGAACGTTGTCAGTCTGGCGGCTGCTACCTGATTAAGGTGACCAGGGCTGCTTAAAAGCTGCTGAAGCGTCGTCTGGCTGGCGTACACCTGCGACTGCTGCGAAAGGTTGTTGAAGGCCTCCAGCGTGCCGCGCTGCGCCTCTGCGGCGACGTAATCCATCGCCCAGAGGTTTTGTTCGCCGCCTTCCAGCAGGTAATCGTCGAGAATGGACTGTACCGCTTCGAGCAGGTCAGCCAGTTCCTGCGCTGACATGTCGTAGATAAACTTGCCGGCGTTGACCTGGTAGAGCGTTGGCTCTGCACCGTTAACGTGACACAGGAAGTGCCAGCTGTGGCTGTTAACCTCTCGCTCACGCCCGGTCAGGCGCTGGTCAAACAGTGCTTTCAGAGTACGCTTGATGCCGAGATACCGCTCCTCTATATCCCGGAACATCGCGCTGACCTGCTTCGCTGATCGAGTCGGGTCAACCTTGCTGCGTGGAACTATCGGCAGCCCCACCTTTGCCGTCTGCTCCGGTGTCATCGGCCAGTGGATCATCGGTTGTCACCTTGTCATTCGGGTTAGGCGGTTGCTTTGGCTCAGGCAGAGGATCGAGGCCTACAATCTCGCGAAGTTCGTTGGCGGTGAATGGCGGTTCACCACCATAGAAGCCCGACGTTTTCTGCACGATATCGGCCAGTTTCGAAGCGTTCTCGATTTTCTCTTTTTCGCCAGGTGCAAGCAGGTCAGTCCATGAAATGGTGACCTCTCCATTTGTCGGCGGATCGATAATGCCCAGGGTCCAGAAGCGCTCCAGCAAGGCTGTGATTCGGTCAGTCAGGAAGCCGTTGCGGCGGGTATTGCGGCGAATGGCCCAGTCTGTTTTATCCTCATCGCTCGCCAGGCGCCCGGTCTGCTGTCCAAACAGGATGGTGAACGGGATTTGTACTGACGCCGCCAGTTCGTTCGCGGTGACCTCCCACGTCGGCCCCGGGTCGCCTGGCGTAACGCTCAGAACATGCATCTGCCCGGCCTGCATGACCGCCGCCGCATCGGTGCCGCGGTTAAGCTTGTTGACCTTATCGCCCATGGCTTCGCCGAGGTCGGCATAACCAGCCTTCTTCGCCAGATCAGACAGCGTAGCCATGTCTGTTTCTTTGCTGAACTCGACCGCTATCTGCCGGCTGGCATTTTTCAGGAAGCCCTCAGCGCCACCGCCGGAAATCTTCTCAAGGTCGAGCCCTTTGTTGTATCCGGCCTCAAGAAGCGGGATACCAGACAGAACGTTGTCATCTTCCGAGCCTTCACAGAACAGGATCACCCGACTCGGATGAACAGGCTCACCGCGAGTCGGCCCGACGAAAGCCTCGTCTCCAACCGGCTGCTCGTTGAAGTTGAACATCTTCGGCTGGCCGAAGGTCTCGGACTGGCGATCGTTATCCCATTCGGCGACCGTCAGCTGCGGCTCCCATACCGGGATAAGTTTTACCAGCGCTGACTCGCCCAGGGATTTCACCAGCCTGGTATCTACTGGATCGCTCCATGGCTTGTTATCTTTCACCTGCAGCAGCAGTGCGGAGTAACGCCCCACCATATTACGGCGATCGGCATCCTTCACCTTCGGCCACCATTTCTTCATGAACCTGGTGACTTTCTTTTCCCACGGGTTGGTTTTCTTCGCCTCCTGTGACTCATCACCGTCAACGATTACCGGATAGTCCTGCCAGCATCCATCCAGAAGGCGATGCACCACTGCGAAGCCTGCGGCGTTGCGCCGGTACATGTTGTAGAAGTCATGGAAGGTAATGGTGCGCGGATAACCGAACTCCTGATAGAGCGTCGGGCGCTTGGTATTACCCCCGCCGATACCGATGGCGTTAAGGTAATTCGCTCGCCGCATTTCAGTGGCGAGATTGTTCACAGCCAGTTGAAGGCCGTTATCTTGTTCGCTCACTGGCGATGCTCCTTAGAAGAATACTGTGCCGACCTGCTTGCGGTTGTTCTTCGCCACTGCAAAGTAACGAAAGCTGTCGGCGCCGTGCGATGTGAAGTCATGAAGGGGCTTGTCTTTCCAGCAGCCGCGCTTGTCGTCCCACTCCTTGCGGTAACCTTCGAGGTGGGAGATGCCAACAGCGCACTTCTCCTCATCGAAAACGCAGGACTTGAGAATTTCACGCACCGACTCGATGCCGGTGTCGATCCCCGCTTTCGGCACAACGCGGAAGTTCATCGAATACATCTGGCCGTCAATCTCGTAGCCCTCGCGCGCCAGCTCTTTTCGAGACTTCGCATCTGCTGCAAACTCGCGGTTCTCGATGTCGTGCGGTCCCCAGTGCTCACCGTACTCATAGCCGCGGTCTTTGAGCACCTTCATGTAGTGCCTAAGCCCCTCGCCAGAGTTTTCGTAGTAGTCGATGACGTGGAACTCTTCGCCGACCTCGCGAACGAACCAGATCGCCGTGGAGTCGCCCACACCAATATCCCAGAACGTGTGAACCGGTAGATGTGAGTTATCGGGGATTTTGCCGATCCGCTTGTTGGTGTAGAGCCAGCGGAATTGTTTGGCGTAGTACGCGCCCTCGACCGACTGCTGGAACGCCTCGGCCGGAATGGTCGGGTATTCGCGCTTCATGTCGTCGCCGAGCGTCTTTTCTTTGGCGTAATACCACGCCTTCTGCCGTTCGTTAACGACTATGCCGTGTTTCTCCTCCATCTCAGCGAAGTATTCAAGCAGGCGCGCCGGCAGCGGTTCTACCGGGTCAATTGCGTACTGTGGATTCTTCCACCAGGAGAAGAAGAAAAACTTCCAGTCCAGCGCAGATAACGGCTTACCCTGCAGCAACGCTTTCTCTGCCGTCTGGCAGTAATCGAAGAAGTAACCCGCCCGGCCCTCTGCGGTGCTCTCGATAGTTGCGAAACAACCTGTCGATACCGCCTCAAACGCACCAGTGACGATTTCACGGGCTTTATCCGGATACTTGGCGCATATCTTTCCGAACTCGGAAACGTGCAGGTAACGCAGCGTACCGCCACGAAATGAGGTGCTGACGTAGAGTGATCCGCCCTTCTTAAAGACCAGCTCACCGGCTGAGTCGTTACTCGCCGGGTTGGCTGCCTTTATCTCGGCCGGCAGCTTGTCATAGGCATATTTCACCTTTTCCCGGAATAGGCGCTTTGCGTCATTCAGCGTGTGGGCGATCAGCGCGCACTTTGCCGACTCGAACAGAGCAGCGTCGAGCTGGATGATGCACACCTCTGTGGTGAAGCCGAGCTGGCGAGCTTTGAGGATGATATTGCGGGTATGAATCCCCTCGAAGTATTCCCGCTGCTCCGGCGTCATTCTGAAGCGGGTCGGTTTACCTTCTTTATCGGTGATCCAGTAAAGATTGTTCAGCCGCCAGTCTTTATCAGCTAGCAGTTTGAGATGCTCAGGCTTCATTACGCCCCCTGAGACAGTGAATCCATCAGGTTAGACAGGTCATCAACCGTCTTATTGCCTTCCTCGGTGTCGAGGTTATACGCCTTACGCTCAGCGTTTATCACTTTTATCTGAGCATCGACACCGGCAGTGATCGAGCGAGACATTGAGGCGTGATTGTCTTCCGTAATTTCTGCGTCTTCGAGGAAGTCGCGGAGCTTATTGGTGATGCCGCGCCATGCCGCCAAACTTTCCCGATGAGCCATGACTACAGCGGCCGCCTCATCGGATGCCCGGTCAATAATCTGCTCATCAGTAACCACTGGTGACTGGTTACCGTCTTTGGTTACCGACTTGGTTACCTTGGCTTTCGTTGCCGCCCTGACCTTTTCTGTCAGGTCGCGCTGCCATCCTTCTTTGTTAGCTCTCTTCAGGATGGTGGCGTGGTTAACGCCATGCTTTTCCCCGATGGCCCTTACTGACAATGAACCAGCCCGGTAAGCCGATTCAATGGCCTCCCAATCTGGTGTTGCCATAATTTTGTCCTCGCCTTGACATTATCGAGCCACCTCTGGAAGTGGCTCTGTAATGCCCTACTGGCGTTTTGCTTCCGCCTGCCTGATGTCAGCCTTATCACGGTTGCACTGCCCCAGCGCTGATAGCAGGCTGACGTTTAAATCCAGGCTCTGGCCCCACGTCAGGTTGTCAGGGATTTCCGGTTGCGGAGTGTCAGCCGTCAGGCTCGCCGGTAACGGGACCACCGGCACTTTGACGTAGACCGTTCGCGAATTGTTGCAACCGCTTAACTGCGCCAGCAGGCACAGGGCGATTAGTGCAATCATCATTCGCAACAGCAACCCGGATATCAGCCGAGGCTCCCGATGCGTCCAGTGCGATCTGCTCTTTTGCATGCTGATTGGCCTCGGCGATGGTGTTGAAGATGGTCATGGTGGTCAGAACGCTGGATGTGATCGCCTGCGCTGCGTTTACCTGCTGTTCAGCATTGTCAGCGCGAGTTTTTTCCGCCTGATACGCCTCATGAAAGTGACTCAGCCCCCACCAGAGGATAAGAATCAGGCTAATTATGGCTACGCCAAAAACTGCAATTGTGCGGCTCATTTCTGCCCCCACAGACAAACTTCGCGCTCAATCTCGCGACGAGTTACCAGGCCTTTCCACTGCTTGCCCTTGGCGTATGTCCAGCGGCGCAGCTGATCACATGCACCTTTCTGGTCGCCTTGGTTGATTTTGCGCAGCAGCGTGGAGGTCTGGAAATTGCCAGCGCCGACGTTATAGGCGAACGAGTAAAGAGCCCCGCGCATTGTCTCGGGGATCGGCTTCTGGATGTAAGGGTTAATCTGGCGGGCGACGGTGTTCAGGTCTTTACTGAGCAGCGCACGGCATTCAGCCTCGGTGTACTTCTTGCCAAGCATGATATCTTTGCCAGTATGGCCATAGCAGACAGTCCAGACGCCTACCACATCCTGATAAGGGTTGTATCGCACACCTTCAAGACCATCGTTACCGGTTGGGCCAGTGATGAGCGCAGAGGCAATGGCTATGGCGCCACCGCCGCCGGCGATCACGCCAATCAGTTTATTCCTCATTGATGGCGTCATGCTCACCCCTGTGTATCACTTGCGATCCGCTTCAAAGCCTCGGTAACCACTTCGGCTGAAGCCGGGCGGTCACCTCCAGGCTTTGCGGAGACATCAGCCAGATAACTGGCCAACAGTTGCGTGCGCTTTTTCTCTTCATCCAGTCGCTCTCGCTCTTCCTTGCGCTTTGCGTAATACGTTTTGATTGTGAAGAAAGCAGAGATCAGGGCGCCAATGATGAAGACATAATCCTGCAGACTCAGGACGGAAAAGATACCAAGCAAGGCTGACCACCAGTAAGGCAGATTGTGACCATCGGTTGGATTCATACGTTGCATCTCTCACCTCCGATAATGTTCGGGGTGCTATCTGTAGTCAGTAAAAGGTTCAGGGCCGTCGGGCTGATTTACCAACAAAGCGTCGAGGGTGATTCCCGCGACCCTGAAAATAAAAAACCCGCTCAAGGCGGGAAGAAATACCAAGGGTAAAAGCGACGGCGCGGTAGCCGTAATGGTCCCAAGGTAGAGGGATTGGCGGCCTGCGACGCTGTTGCAGCGGCGCCCCTGATGGATTGGATTATGAGTCCGTCATCAGGTCAGGCCATTATCTGGCGCACCATTCAGGACTCGAACCTGAAACCGATAGCTTAGAAGGCTATTGCTCTCTCCGGTTGAGCTAATGGCGCTGAATTGGTGCTCGCATCAGGGATCGAACCTGAAATCATCCGATTATGAGTCGGGTGCTTTAACCTTGTTAAGCTATGCGAACAATCTGGTTCAGGGCTCTTGCGCGGCGGGTGTCGACGTGTCGTGCGGCGCGTTTCTACCCAAGATCCCTGACCGGATCGCAGGCATAAAAAAGCCCCGGCGGGATGCCGAGGCTAATTTTACAAACTGGTATGTGACTATCATCTTCATGCCGCCACTTAAAGTTAAGGCAGCATATCAAAGTAGACTCAAATATGACGCATTTAATTGACTTTTGCAAGACCCTGCTGCGAAAAAGTCGCTTTTTGTTGTGAACGTGATCGAGAAACAGAGAGTAACGCCTGGCTATCAAGTTCCTGGTAGATGTCCATCATGACCTGCCAGTAATCTGAATAATTGTGGCACCAGTTATCTGGCTTTATCCCCACCATCGCGGCGGGAGAGTAATGATGCCCTCTACCGGTTATTTCCTGCTTTGTATTTTGAGCGGCCAGCCAGATAAGTTGACGAAGGCGATCGACAGTCTTCTTCGCAATGCGTACGCCGGCCAGCTTCTCGCTGAATTGCTCCCATGCCCACCGGGTGATCGTCTCCTGGTGCTCCCAGCGGATATTGTCGCTATAGTTCCACAGCAGCCACGCTTTCTGATGCTCTTCCAGCGACAGCAGAGCCCGGCGCCAACTGGCCGTCGAATACTCAACGGGCAGAACGAGGGCGATTGATGAACCTTTCGCGCGGGACTGCTGCCCGGGAATTGGTGGGCTGGATGGGTTTACCATGCGGCCGGTTACCGGGTCGGCTACTTTCTTCCTTCCCCGGCTGCGCGCTGTAGCGGTGAATTGCGCATTCTCTGCAAAGGCCACCAGTTGCCCTTTCGTCGCACCGCTCAGATCGGCGGTGGCCACTATCAGCTGCTGGCGAACAAATTCCAAGTATTGAGCTGTCATGCTGCTTCTCCCAGGCGCTTATAGATACGGACGAAATTGCGTAATATTTTGTAGTCAACCAGTACGGTGCCGCGGTGCCGGCAGAGGCGAAGCTTTTGCCAGCGGTCGCGGATGCGCTCTATGGCGAGCTGGTTCATGCGGCCTCCCGTTGTTTTATGAGCGCACGGCGTAGCGCGCTGTAATGGCGCCTGATGCCTTCCAGTTCTTCTATGGTGTATCGGTGAGGGGTGTTGTTGTTTTCGAGCGCCTCGACGCGCTCAGCGCCGATTTTCTCTACCAGAGCAATGCGGTACTGCTGCTGGTTACCTGACATTTGCACGTTGCAGTGATGACACTGCTTGTGAATGTTGTCCTCGTTGTAGCGCAGGTGCGATGCTTTACCGCGGGAGCGGTAGTGGCCAGCTTCCCACTGAACCGTGCCGAACGTGCCGCAGCTGATGCACGGCAGATCGTGGTCACGCTCGCGGATATAGTCGTTAACGACGCGCTGGGTCATGTCTTCCCAGTGTCGGAGAGGTTTCACTGCGGCTTTGCGCTTGCGCCAGGCTGCGCGCTCTTTCTTCTCTTTCGCCTGTGCCTGCTTTTCGCGCTTCTTCTCCAGTTCCTGCATGGCAAATTGAGCGCCATGCTCAGGGCAGCACCAACGATGGTTTTCAAATAATGGGGTGAATTTTGCCCGGCAGATTTTGCACCGCCGCTGAGTACGTTTAAGCATGTGGCCTCCTTGCTCTCAGGCGGAGCCACTTCTTATCGACCAGGCGGGCGGTGTAGTCTTTCAGGGTCGGGATGTCGGAAGGATTAACTTCGACCTTGCGCTTGCGGCGCGCCGGCACGCGGAAGATGCCGCGCTCCATTACTTTGGCGAGAAGACATTGCATAGCCATCACCCCGCAAAGCTCAGCAACTGACTGGCGGCATTTTCAGCCTCAGCCGGCGAGTGGAATTTGCGACGCAGAATGTAGTTCCAGAGCACATTCAGCACTGATTTGTAGACGCCGTTAAACTGGCTGTCGTCCATGCTGGCGAAGGAGATCGACTTTGCGACACGACGACGGCTACCGTCAGGCATCTGGTATTCGTCGTAAAAGCCAGCCTGAATGGTTGCCCACTCGCGGAATGATTCGAAGTGTTTCAGCAGCGCCATATCGCGGGAACGGGAGATACCGACCGAGGAGAGATACATCTCCGCGGCATTCTGGAGCGCAGCGCGCTGATCGAGGTCGGATGAGAGAAAGTCGATAAACCCGGATATGAGGGTACGCTCCGCGGGCTCAATGAGACCACCGGAAGGGGTCCAGTAGTGATACCCGAGAGTCAGAAGCTTGAAGAACTTTTTGTGGAATGCGTAATTCCGGGGCTTGCGGAACTCACCGCAAAGCAGTTGCCCTACGGGGATAAGTTGCAGGTATTCGCTGGTTCCCGGCTCTGCTGGAATCAGTACGTTTTGATAACTCTTCTCAAATTGCAGTATTTGCGCCATGTGTCCCCACTTGGCGCCGGATAATCGTGTCAGTTGCTCAGGCTGACGAGGTAATTATCGCCCTTCCCGGGGAGAAAAGCAAAATGAGCATATACGAGAAAAACCCCTCCGGAGAGGGGTTTGATTTCAACTGAAGGCTTTACGTTCTGCGGAGGATTTAGGCACCCTTCACCTCTACGCATTGAATATTATCTACGCTCGGCGAAACGTCGTCCCAGGACCTCTTATCATCTGCAACTTTCATCGCCTTAATGGCTGCTTTGCACTGCTCCATACTCTGCATAGGAACCACCTGCATATTCGATGTATTGCTGCTGATGACGAAAATCAGGAAGATATACGCCATCATTTCACCTCCCGCTCATTCCGCGAAACTAAATGAATCAATGCGTTAATAGCCTCCTGCGGGGCGGCTGCAATCATCGCTCGATAAGCCGTTGGGCTATACACGGACGCTTCACGATAGGAAGCCTGAAGCATTTCCTCCGTAGGCTCCTTCGGCACCATCACGTACCCCTCTGGAATTACCGGAGAGTTGCCAGCGCTGAGCAATCGTTCCATGATTTCGACCATATCTTCTGGCGGAACCTTGCAGGACTGGCCGATGTGCCTCTGCTGTCTGGCGTATTCGAGAATGTGCTCCAGTTTGTTGCGGTTGATCATGACTTACCTCCGCTGAGCATGGCGGCGCGGCGGCACACATTCCATACACTTTGAGCATCATCATCGCTAAAAAGAATCCCTATCTCTTCAGCAATCAATTCCCGAAGGTTTGATGGCATGCTGTATGGAATATCATATGGAGAATCCCCAAGCGGTACATAACCCACTACCGTCGCTGGCTGCTCTTTGATGTGCATACGCGGCTCTCCGTCTTTCGGCTCCAGCCATTTGCGCTGCTTGTTCACCGCCAGCTTTTCAATCATTGCCTGCGTAATCTGCTCATCAGTGATGCCTGCACGACGCTGCGCATCCCACAGCAGGAACTGCATATCAGCCCATTCTGACAGGTCGCCGGGCTGTTCAGCGGCTTCCAGTGCTTCTTTGCTGAGATGCTTCAGCGGGCCAACCGGGCCGACATTACCGAAAGTTGCCTGTGACCACTCGGCATGCGCACTGCGTACCTGCTCACGTTCCGCCGCTGGCTGCGCGTGGCGATAGAGCTTAGTGCCAGGCTCCAGTGGGCATAGCATCCTGATGGATGGACCAAGAGCAGCGCATATCCCTACATTTGGTACCTGATACACCTCCGCCACCGGCTCGCCGTCCATTGCGGCCAGCGCCATGCGGGCGAGATACGATGCCTCACCACACTGCACGTGATCGGTTTCAATAATTTCGAGTAACTGCTCTCTGGTTATGGTTGATTTGGTCATTGCCGTTCCACCTTAATTTTTCTCAGCGATTCAAAATGCTTACGCATGGTTTCCTGCACCTCTGGATGCTGCCAGTTGGTATGGATGCCGCCGTCTTCGTCGATGGTGAATTTACCGGCGTTTTCTTTGAGAACGCGCTTCAGGCGCTGCTCGGGGCTTTCGATTATGAACATCACTCAGCCTCCACCTTGATGCCAGCGGCGGTAAGTTCTGCGCCGACATCATCCAGCGCCTTGTTGTACCACTCAGCAGCGCCGCCACCGACGCGCCCGCAGTTGTACATAAACCAGCCGTCAGCATCGTTACGCTCAATTTTTGGCGGCAGCTTCACGGTGACGGTGCGGGACTCCAGCTCGGCGATGCGCTCCTCATACCGAGCGCCAATCGATACGGCTTTATGGTAGGCCTCAAGCCATTTCGATGATTGAGCCTGCGCCTTCTCCAGCGCCTCTTCAGCCGCGTTTGCCCTGTCACGTTCACGAGCAGCTCGTTTGTGTGTAATGCCTATGGCTTCACGGCGCGCTTCGGATGTCTTCTCTGACTTCTCCAGCGCCTCTACCAGCGCGAGGATGTTGGCAGGGCTGGCTTCTTCGAGGAACTCATTAATATCTGTAATATCGATATCAATCTGTTCACCTTCCTGCTGAGAAATATCGATAATCTCACCATATGGGTATGCTGCGAGTCGTTCATGCGCCCCAATAGCGTTCTCTGCTGCCGCTTTCAGGCTCTGCGCCAGTTTGGTGATATCAGTTGTCATGCTGCACGCTCCGCCTTCTGCTTGTTATATACGGCCCAGCTAAGGGCATCGAGTTTGCGCTGGCCGGCTTTATCGAAGAGGTGAATTCCATTTTTGCAGGCATGCTCAGCCTTCACTTGCTCTTCCAGTTGAGCCAGTTGCTCATAGGTGAGCGTTGCCAGCTTCAGGCGGTTCCAGCCGAAGTTAGGGATGCGGTTGCTCATTTGTCGGCCCCCTCGCTGCGGAACATCATGATTGTCAGGTCGCCTTTAGTGGCCAGGCGAACGGTAGAGCCGGGTTCCAGGCTGTTAAGCTCAAAGGCGTCATAAAACTCATTCACAGCTTTCTGGCGGCGAGATTCCTTACGACGCTTGTCCCACTGCCTCAGAGCATTTTTGGTAATCCACTGGCCTGTTTTAACCATGATGTATGCCCACCCCAGAATGGCTAAACCGGTATTGAGATAAGTGGCGATGCTCATTTGTCGGCCCCCTCGCGCAGCTGCTTGGCGAAGTCGTCAGCAGCAAGTGCAACCCCTTTTGCTAAAGCGTCAAAAAACTGGTCATCACCAGGAATTCGAAGTTTTGCCGCGAACTCATCCACCCCATCAGCCTTAATCCCGGCTACGATGCGATCGGTGGCAGGGGTGTCCAGATTCATATTCAGCGGGTAATCAGAATCAAGCTCTTCATGGATGAATTCAGCCAAATTATTGCGGCTTTCCTTCAGAACCACATTCTCCGCCGCCAGCTGCTTAAACGCTTTCGCCAGCGCCATAACCTTTGTCTCTCTGGTCGACAGCTCGCCTGCGCTCTCCAGGGAGGCGATGAGCTCGTTTACAGTCTGTAGTGTGATAGTCATGCTGATGTTCTCCCGTAAACAGCCAGTACCCGCTTCATCGCCGCACTGTTACGGCACTCCTGAAATATTCCGTTAGTGCAGCTGCGCGCGGTACCATCCTGCTCTTCCGGTGTCGCCAGGCGATAAGTCACCGTTCGCCAGACCTTGCTCACCCGGACAATCTTGCGGGCCCGCTCCAGATCGAGCGCATTCTTCGTGATGCAGTTGATGGTCATGCCGCACTCTGTGGCCACATCCTTCGCGGTAAAGGTCCTGTGCGTTTCGAGATAACGCAGAATTGCCTGTTTTCCTTTCATCGTCTTAGCACTCATAGTCAGCCTCCTGTTGCACCTGGCCGCTGTAGGTGAAATCTACCGGGTCTAGGCCTGAGTAGCGGCTGCTGAAGTGGTAGGTCTTTTCTGCCCCCGGCGCATGGCGGGACTTCACACAGATGATTTCGGTGATGCCTTTCAGTTCGGTGTTTTCGTTGTACTTCTCATCCCGATACACCATGAAGATCACATCTGCCTCCTGCTCAATAACGCCAGACTCTCGCAGGTCTGCCGCAACGGGACGCTTATTAGCGCGCTGCTCCAGGTTTCGGTTCAACTGGGCCAGAGCGATGACCGGGCAACGCAATTCTTTCGCCAGGTTCTTCAGACCAGTGGCGATCTCCCCTACGCTGCGGTTCATGTTCTCCGGGTCTGACATCCGCATTTTCTGAAGATAATCGACGATTACCACGCCCAGTCCGCCCAACTTCTTGCTCATACGCCGCGCTTCCGCACGCACCTGGTGAACGCTTAGGGATGGCTTGTCATTGATGTAGATTGGAGAGTCGATGAACTCCTTCATGCAGTGACTAACCTTCCCCCATGCCTCGTCCATTTTCCCGCTAACCTTGCTCAGCAGATCTTCTTTGCTTACCCGCGCCCGGTGGAAAGCGACTCGCTCCGAGATTTGTTCCACTGGCATTTCGAGACTGAAGAACAACACCGGCTTTTTGTTTTTCAGGCCTACGGTTTCTGTCACTGTGGTGCTAAACATGGTTTTCCCCATGCCAGGACGTCCGCCAACAACGATGAAATCTGTGTTGTTAAACCCGCCAAAAGCGCTGTCGATGGTTGCCATGCCAAGCTCGGTTTTGTGCTTCCAGATATCGCCGTTAATAATCGACTGGATGGCCTCTAACGACATGTCGATCCCGGTGGTGATGTGCTCAGTGCCATAGTCCGCACTGTGCTCAATACCGGAGATATCGGCCTGTATGTTGCCGATGATGTCAGCGATACCCTCACTGGATGGTTCGGACAGTTTCTGGATCCCTACCTGCAGGGCTAGGGTCATACGACGTCCAAGGTGCATTTCCCGTAGCTTTTCGCAGTAGGCGGCCAGGTTAGCGAACGATGGCGTGTTTTTGCTGCATTCAGCCAGGTAAGCGAATCCCCCCGCACTTTCCAGCGCGCCAAGCCGTTCAAGATCGCTGGTCAGCGTAAGCAGGTCTATCTTCGAACCGGATTCGTTGAGTCGCTTATATGACCGCAGAGCCACTTTATGGGGCGTTGCTGTGAAGTGGTCCTCAGTCAGCCCCTCAATCGCATCGGTAGCCATGTCGGCGCCATCTGAGCGACCTGCTGCAAGCATTATTCCGCCAATGACGGCCTGCTCAACGTATAAATCAATAAAACGGCTCATGCTTTGACCCCCTTGCGCTCACGGTGCTCGTTGATGGCCTGCTCGTAGACAGATCCCCAGTTCTTCGGATTCAGTATCCAGTCGAGAGTCAGCCATGGCTGATCGCCTCTGGTGCCGAACAGGGAAGACTTGCTAATCAGCTCGAAGGCCATTCCCATGTGCTTCAGTTCTCGCCAGTTGCCCTGGGTGGTTTTGCCGTTCCACACAGCTTCCAGGTCTCGATAGGCCGGACGGCGGCGGTTCCACTCATGCAGTGAAACGGCCTTCGAAGGGAATTTTTCATTCCAGAGCTTGATGATCTCTTCGTGCGGACAGGCTTTCGGGTTGCTTCCATGACCATCTGCCCATATCAGGGCGTCTGACAGGTATCCATCAAATCGGGTCATACGACACAGGTTCTCTGGCTTGAAGCTGTGACCCCAGTTCACATGGGCCCAGCGGATAACCAGCTTCAGCTCTTCAGCGGTGTAGCACTGGTCTTTGCTCTTCACCGTGGAGAGAGCTTTCTCAAAAGGCGCCAGCGCAGCACAACGACTACCCGTTAGCTCGTTGAAGTAATCCATCACTTCCTGAGCGAGTGAGTTTTCCCCCTTGGGGGATTTAGGGGGATCTTTTCTTTCTTTCTTTTGAATAGTTTCTTTTGTGTTTAGCTGAGTTGGCTTATGGGTATTAGCTGACTTGGCTAATGTTTCATTAGCTGTTTCGGCTAATGATTTGCCATTTTGGCTAATGCTGAAATTCCAGTCAGAAATCACCTTGTTCACCCCGATCGCCAGGCCATTGGTAACGATGATGTTCATTGCAATCATCTCGTTCTTGGCCTTGCAGACATGCGTATGGTGAATGCCGGTCATTTCTGCAATCTGGGTATTGGTAATGCGGTCAAACTTTTTCCCGAACCCGTAAGTTTTGCGGATCACCGCCAGAACGACCTTCAGCTGGCGAGCCGTTAAATCAGCAGCCATAACCGCTTCCAGCAGCTCGTTAGCGATGCGGGTATACCCATCATCGATATCTGCCACCTGACGCTCCACGACCGTTACAGACGGTCTGAAAGGTATTACTTTTGCGAGGCTACTCACGGCCTTCCTCCTTCCGTTTCAGCTCTTCCAGGATGGCGCGCATTTTCATGCCAACCACCGGGTTAACCGAGCGAATGAAGCGATCGCGGGTAACATTTTTGTGTGTTTGTGCCTGGTAAAATCTGTTGCTCTTAGGCATAATTACTCCTGTGAATTTGTTCAGTTAATTCGCGTAGAAAGCCGTTAGTGTTAGCGCACTGCGGCTTTCGCCTTTTAGGCACTTCATCAGTCCCACCCAAGCGGACCAGGACGGCACCGCTCCGCACGTAAACCAATATCTGCCAGCGTCTCTACTGACTGCAGGTAGTGGCGGGAAACTACCACCGCCTCTGGCGGAACAACCTGTAGACCCAACGCTGATATTTCCTTCGCCATCTCGGCGTAATACCCCTCCGACTTGCGGCGACTGATTGTCGACTCGCTAACTCCCCGCATTTCCGCAAAAACCTTTTGGCCAATGGATAAAAGCCGGTTTAACAAAATGCCTTCAATCTCAATTGGGTTGAGGATTGGCGGCTCTAACTTTCGGGCTATTGCATTCTCCATCTGTGATACTTCCTCTGGTGTTGATTGAAAGGCCGCCGGTTAGGCGGCTTTAGGCTTGCTGACTTCCCGGATCTGAGCAGCAGTAAACTGGCCGCCAGAAGCGAGAGCGATCTTTTCTGCGTAGTTGGTTTCGTCGGTGTAATCCGTCCTCGGAAGGCTTCCGTTAGCAATCCATTTGTAAATTGCGCGCGGCGAACAACCACAGGCCTCAGCTACGACAGGAACCCGAATCTTTTTGATGATTTCGCCAAGACTATTCGGTGCCATGTTTAACCCTCGATAATGAACTGTAAGTACATATTATGTCGGAACTGATAGTTCACGCAAGTGATATTATGATTGAACATATGGTTCATGAAGAAAGAGCGCGAAAAGAATTCTCTCAGAGGCTAGCGCTGGCCTGCGATAAAGCTGGATTGATACCACATGGTCGACAGGCTGAGATCGCCAAGAGGATGAAGTTGACCCCTAAGGCCGTAAGCAAATGGTTTAATGGAGAGTCGATTCCAAGACGCGGAACGCTGAAAGCTCTGGCGTCTCACATTGGTACGTCAGCATCGTATCTGCTCGGTGATGTCGATGAGGACGGAATCGATACAGAGGCAACCCCAATCCTGAAAGATGTCTTTCGTATTGACCTGTTGGACATAACGGTTAGCGCTGGGCCTGGGGTTATCAATCAGGAGTTCGTGGAGATCCTCCACTCGGTTGAGTATGCGCCAGCGGAAGCCCGGCACATGTTCGATGGGCGTAAGGCTGAGAACATCCGGATCATCAACGTCCGGGGTGACAGCATGTCCGGCACGATTGAGCCGGGTGATCTGCTGTTCGTCGACATCAGCGTTAAGAGCTTCGACGGCGACGGGATATACGCCTTCCTGTACGACGACACTGCTCACGTCAAGCGCCTGCAGAAGATGAAGGACAAGCTGCTGGTTATCTCAGATAACAAGAGCTATGCGGCGTGGGACCCGATCGAGAAAGACGAGATGAACCGGGTGTTCGTGTTCGGAAAGGTGATCGGCAGCATGCCGCAGACGTACAGGAAGCATGGGTAAAGCCTTAGCACGCAGAGGAAGCATGTCTGATCTGATTATCCCAATACTCATTACTTTGCTGATTATCGGGCTGGTTGGGATCGTGCTCAGGCTAGATAAGATTTTCTTCAAGCGAAGGGATGAGCGGGATGACTTTGAATAAATCAGTGCAGAAGGTTGATTTGATGTATTGAGGGAATGAATCATCTCCAACGCAATGATTATTAATATCTTTTTGTAAGTCTATGATGACCGGATAATTTTCTGGTCGCTTTTTTCATTACACACGGTAAACTTAGGATTAAATTATGAAGTCGGAACTGGCGGAAGTTGCGAACGATATGGTAGATACAAATAAGAAATATTTGATCTGGAACAATAAAGGCGGCGTTGGGAAAACGTTTTTGACCTATAATCTTGCTGTCGAGTATGCAATAGCGCATTCGGATGAAGATGTAGTCGTTATAGATGCCTGCCCTCAATCAAATGTTTCTGAGATTATTTTGGGCGGCAATGGAGTTGGAGAAGAAAATCTTAACAACCTCCGTGATAGAAATACTACTATAGCTGGTTACATTAAAGAGCGCTTTAGCAACTCTCCACTTGCACGCCTGGGGAATGAGTCTTCATATTTTGTTAAAGCTCATTCTGTAAATCCAAAAATGCCAAACAATCTTTATCTTTTACCAGGTGACGTAGACTTAGATATTTGTTCAAGGCTTATTGCGCATATTGGATCCTCACCGGTTAAAGAAGCTTGGAAAAAAAGTCGATCACTTTTGATAGACCTCATCGCTTCATTTGAGGCAGATAAAACTATTTCCGAGAGGCCTAAAACGTTTTTTATTGACTGCAACCCTAGTTTTGCAAGCTACACAGAACTTGGAGTTGTCGCATCAAATCGAGTAATTATTCCATGTACAGCCGATGCTGCCTCAATTCGTGGTATCAAAAACTTAGTTAAATTGATTTATGGAGTTTCTATTGATAGCACTGAACAAGACGAAATGTTCCTTGATTTCAACAAAGAAGCAAAACAAAGTAAAATAGAATTCCCCAAGCTACATCTATTCGTCCAAAACCGATCTCGAACCAACGAAAGCGACGCTGCAAAAGCATTCAAGTCGCACGCTGAAGAAATAAAAAGAATCACATCTGAATTATTAAAAACACACCCTCATTTATTTACTGATGAAAGCATTGATGATCGCGTTAAGCACGTTAAAGATGGCAACACTCTTGCCGCAATCATTAATCATGAAGGCTGCCCATTAAGCAATCTTCAACACAAAAGTTACACTATTTATGGTATGGCAACACAAGCAAATAAAGCTCAAATTGATGCTTTAGAAGCTGATGTAAATGGTGTTGTCTCCTGTATCTGATTAGTTAACTTGATATTGTAACCAACAATCATTATCTATTTACAATCCACAACCCGGCCACCGCGCCGGGTTTTTATTGCCCTACTCTTCCCTCAACATCAGCACATCCAGTGCCAGCTCCACAGCCAAACAACCATCACCAAAAACAAAACGTAAAATAAATATACTTTAAGTTCATTGACTTACATTGAAATGAACTATTTCCAAATTAAAAATGTACTTTTGGTACTTTACATTGATGAACCATTAGTACATTATCATCTCATCCAAACAACACCGGCAACGCCGGGTAATCGTAACAACGCTCAGCTGGCCGGCTTTAAGGCAAAGGTGAAGAGATGATCCGCGAAGAAGACAAGCCTGCATGGCGTAATTTTTGGTTAAAGGTCGTTCCGTTTTTGGTTGCTGTTATCGCAGTTAGCTATCCGTGCTGGGGTGGCAAATGAGCAAACAAGGCATTCGTTCACTGATTTACTGCCTGCTGATCTGCGGCGTTATCTGGGCGGCAGTGGTTATCAAAATTCTGCACGTTACGGGGGTGTTCAATGGCTAACTCAATTCCTAACAACGGACGCGCCGTGATGATGCGCAATCGCCGCACCGGCGCCGCCTGGCTGGTCAGCTTCGACTATCGCGACGGCATCTACTGGCATGAGCCGCAGGGAAATCTGCGCCACATCCGCCGGCCATACGCTTCACGCAGTATCGAACCGAACCTGGTTCCAGCCGGGACGCATTAACCGCGCATATCAGCGCACGAATTTAACTGAGCTATCAGGCAGCTATTACGGTGCCGGGCGTTTCACAACCAAATTTCAGGAGCGAGCTATGAACGCATACCGCGCATACGACGTAATCGAAGAGCGTAAGTGGGCTGAACAGTTGCTCACCGAAGAGAAGGAAAAGTGGATTGACGATCGGGCAAAAGAGGTCTTTGACAGCCTTCCGGAAGATCCTTACGCGGCACTGCGCCAGTCTGCATCGTCCAGGGCGTTTCCATATGAAGGCCTCCGTAGCGATAAGGCTGTCGAGGTATACAACGATTTACGCACAGCAATAGCTTACGCCCAGGCGGAATACGACTGGGATCACCGCACAGGCTGCCCGTTTTAAGGATGCATGAAATGTCTGAATCTAAAACTCACTACCGAAAAGCTTTTGACTCTCCCTATCTGAGCAGTGCCGACATCGTTGAACCTACGGTGCTGACGATCGCCCGGGCAACATTAGAAAGCGACAAAACCAAAAAAACTAAAGACGTTTTTAACACCGCTTATTTTGAGGAGCGCGAGTTACGCCCTGGCGAAAAGCTTAAGCCAATGATCCTGAATGCCACCAACAGCAAGATGCTGAAAAGCATTACCGGATCGCCATTCCTTGAGGATTGGGTCGGCGTGAAAGTCACTGTTTACGTCGATAAAAATGTCAGGTTCGGAAAGGAATCGGTTGAAGGTCTCCGCTTAAGCCCAGCGCGCGTTTCAAAACCTGTGCTTTCGCCGGAAAAAACGCAGGCATGGAATAACGCTAAGGCCGCCTTCAAGCGCGATGGCAACCTGGATGCAGTGCTGGCGAGAATGGACATTTCTCCAGAGCATCGCCGCCAACTGGAACAGGAGTGCTCAGCATGATCTGGCATGACGTCGAGCAAAACGGGGAAGAGTGGGATGCTCTTCGCCTGGGGAAGGCTACCGCTTCAAACTTCGGCTTGATTATGGCTAACGATGGCAAGGCGTTTGGTGAGCCAGCCAAGCGTTATGCGCTTCAGTTAGCTCTTGAGCAGATTAAAGGGTGCAAGTCTGAGTTTGGCTTCACAAACGACCATATGGAGCGCGGCCACGAACAGGAGCCAATCGCTCGCATGCTGTACGAAGAGATGAACTTCGTCGACGTGGATAACGGCGGTTTCTTTGATCACGAGACGTATGGGGATAGTCCAGACGGACTCGTAGGCCGGGATGGGTTGATTGAGATTAAGTCGGTAATTGCCGCTACTCACTACGCCACCCTCACCCGCGGCGCCTTCGATCCGGCATATAGATGGCAACTAATCGGCCACCTTGATTGCTCTGGCCGGGATTGGGTTGACTTCATCAGCTACTGCTCTGATTTCCCTGACGGAAAGCAACTCATTGTTTACCGTCTGACGGCCGCTGAGTGCCAATCAGAGATAGCCCGCCTTCGCGCGAGAAGGAATGAGTTCCTGTCCCTTGTGGCAGAGACTAAGCGAATGATACTGGAGCTCGAATGAAACATTACCGCGACGCCATAACCGTAGGAAAAGTGAAGTGCATGTACTCCGTCCTTCATCGTGGCTGGCTAATGCCATCAGGTGAAGTGGTAAGAAACCCTTTAAAGGCTCAGAGGCTGGCTGAAGAGCTGGACGCGAAAAGAGGTGCGCGATGAAACGCTACTCACTTATCTATGCTGACCCGGCCTGGTCTTACGGGAACCAGATCAGCAACGGTGCTGCTGTCGATCACTACCCCACCATGAGTCTTCTCGATATGAAGCGGCTCCCGGTGTGGGAGCTCGCCGCGGATAACGCCGTATTGGCGATGTGGTACACCGGCACCCACAACCAGGAGGCGATCGAGCTGGCCGAGGCCTGGGGATTTACGGTGCGCACGATGAAGGGCTTCACCTGGGTGAAGTTGAACCAGCTGGCCGAACTGCGCATTACCAAGGCTCTGGCAGAGGGCGATGTGACCAACTTCTACGACTTCCTCGACCTGCTGAATGCCGAGACGCGCATGAACGGTGGCAACCACACTCGCGCCAATACGGAAGACGTACTAATCGCCACCTGCGGCGCCGGGCTGGAACGCAAGCACGCTGGAATTAAGCAGGTGGTCTACAGCCCGCTCGGCGCTCATAGCGAGAAACCGTGGGAAGTTCGGCACCGCCTGGAACTGCTCTACGGCGACGTGCCGCGGATTGAGCTGTTCAGTCGCAGCGCAGCGCCAGGCTGGAGCCACTGGGGCAACCAGTGCGCCACCGCTTCCGTTGAGCTGATACCTGGCTGCGCCATCGACGTTGTTAAGACTGAGGCAGCATGAGCAAAGGAACCATTATCTGCCTGTGCGATTTCACTGGCGTCATGGCTGAGCCATGGGTCGAAGCAGGTTATCGTGCCGTTCTGGTGGACCCGCAGCACCTTGAGACTTCGATCGACGGTCCCATTGAGCGCATATCGGCAACCATCCTTGATGCTATGCCGCGGCTTTCTCAAATTATTCGCACCGAGAACATCGTTATGGTCATTGGTTTTCCGCCGTGCACTCACGTTGCGGTATCGGGCTCCCGTTGGTTCGAGGCTAAACGAGCCAAAGACCCACATTTCCAGGCCAAGGCCGCACTGGTCGCTGAGCAATGCCGCATGATTGGAATGGTGACAGGTTGTCCGTGGGCATTCGAAAACCCGGTGAGTGTGTTCAGCAGCATCTTTGGCTCGGCCGATTACACGTTCCATCCGTACCAGTTCACTGGGCTGTGCGGGGATGACAACTACACGAAGCAGACATGCCTCTGGACGGGTAACGGCTTCAAGGCGCCGGCAGAGGATATGCACCCGATGGTTGAAGCGGCTATCGACGCCGTGAAGCTGGCCTGCGGCCGCATGGTGCCGAAGAAAAAGGCGATCGAAGCCATATCCGGAACGTCCTTTGCCGGATTGGTGACTGACTGGTATCCGGACAACCGAATTCACGAATGTCCGCCCAGCGACGAGCGCGCCAACATTCGCAGCGCAACGCCTCTTGGATTTGCAAAGGCGGTTTTCCTTTCGAATGCACCCCATCTCAACAAGAAGCGGGAGGCAGCATGACGCCTGAAGAAAAAGAAAACGCTCTCCGCGCCCAGGCTCGTCGCTGCGCAGAAGAGATAACCAAAGCGATGAGCGTAAAGCCTAAACCGAAGTGGAACGCTGTCTGCCCCCCCATCCTTCGCAAGCACTACGAGAAGGTAAAGCCGATGGGTGTCAGCCTGGTGAAATTTGTCAGTGTTATTGGGCGGCTGAGCGGCCGCTACGGAGTGGAATCATGAAGCTGAAAATGTATACCCCATCCGGGTCTGTAATCGTCGAAACCAACGACGTAGCCCAGTTTTACCCGGACGCTGAAAGCGGCGGGGAGCTGACCACAATCGAACTGGTTTCGCCAACCGGCGACCATGGGAAGGTGGCAGTAAAACATAGCTTCCACCAGGTGGCTGGCGCTCTCGCCACGGCCTGGAAAATGGATGAAGACAAGGCAGGTGCAGCATGAACAGAGCCTCTCCCGTTGATTTAAGGAAATGCCTTGAGGCCGCACATGGCCTCGCTCATATCGGCATCCGTTTTGTGCCGATCCCGGTAGCGACAGAGGAAGAGTTCCAGGCACTGTCTGCCGAGCTTTCACGAAAGCTTGAGCAGATGGCAGTTGAAGCGGAAAAAAGCGAAGGCGGTGCAGCATGAATATTGACGTAAAAATTAAGCATCCGGCGATCCGCTACCACGGCGGAAAATTCCGCCTTGCGCCGTGGATTATCGAACAGATGCCAGAACACGTCTGCTATGTGGAGCCGTTCGGCGGCGCTGCTGGTGTATTACTCCAGAAGCCGCGCAGCTATTCAGAAGTTTACAACGACCTCGACGGCGAGGTTGTGAACCTTTTTCGTGTGCTGCGTAACCCTGAATTAAATCAACGCCTGCAGGATGCCTGCCGTCTCACCCCTTATTCACGAGATGAGTTTTGTCACGCTCAGCAGCCAGCGACAGATTCTGTCGAACGCGCCCGCCGCATGGTGGTTCGCGCTTGCATGGGGTTCGGCTCGGCTGCAGGTATCGGTGGTAACTCAGGCTTTCGCGGAGACAGCAAGCGCAAATACGCCACTGCTGCGCACCTTTGGGAGCGTTACCCGGAGAATCTCGCAGCTTTATGTCAGCGCCTTCAGGGCGTCATCATTGAGAACAAAGACGCCTTGTCAGTTATGCGCGCCCACGACGCAGAAACGACCCTGCATTACATCGATCCGCCGTATGCGCCGGAAACCCGCGTTCAGGGGAATCGTTACTACGCGCATGAAATGACCGTTGAAGGGCATGAGCAATTGCTCGCCGTGGCCAGAACGATGACAGGCATGGTGATGATTAGCGGTTACGACACTGAAGTCTACAACGACATGCTATCAGGCTGGGCCAAGACTGAGAAAACCTCACGCATCAGCGCAGGGCGAGGTACAAAAGTTCGTACAGAGTGCTTATGGCTTAACCCGGCAGCACAGCAGAAACAGGAGCGTGCAGCATGAGCGCAGAAATCATCGATCAGGCCAACGAGCTGGCAGAGCGCCGGCTGGAAATGACCATCCAGAACATGCGCATCAACCATGCGGCAGTCTCGGCTACTCACTGCCGCGACTGCGGGGAAGAGATACCCGAGCGGCGCCGGGAACTTGTGGCGGGCTGCCAGCGCTGTGCTGACCGTCAAGAAGAAGAGGAATTACGCGGTAAGCATTGGAGACCGTGATGTTCAAGTTAATTCAGAGAGGCCAAGTCTTTGCTGATTGCCACGGATGGCCGGTAATTGTCGCCGGCAGTGACGCTAAGGTGGTTCGCTACTGGCGCCAGGGGCGGATCAACACAGCAAGCATAGACCGCTTTAATAATGATTTCGAGCCGCTCTCTCACGAAGAGGCCCAGCAGATAAAGGCAGATCTGGAGCAGAGCGAACACATTAAGAAACTGCGCTCACAGCGGGCGGCGTAACCGGGAGGAAATATGGCGTCTGATAGACCGATTACAGCACAGCAGGCCGCCGATTTGCTCATCGTGTCGGCGCGGGTGATCTACCGCCTGATTGATTCTGGAGAACTCGCCGGCCGCAAGGTCGGCAACAAGTACCGAACGACCGAGGCTGCGTGTATTGCATATTTGAAAACCCCGCGCGATCCTGTCATCGCGAACGCGGGTGAACATAAAGGAGAAGTTTTATGTCAATCACCCTCAGGGGCGGCGTGTGGCACTGTCATTTCTTTACGCCGTCAGGAAAAAGAGTTAGGCGATCTCTTGGCACGGGGGACAAAAAGCAGGCTCAGGAGCTCCACGACAAGCTGAAGGCGGAAGCGTGGCGGGTTGACCAGATCGGCGACCTGCCCGTCAGAACCTTCGAAGAGTGCTGCATCCGGTGGCTGCGGGAAAAGGACCATAAGCGATCGCTGGATGATGACAAAACCAAAATTGAGTTTTGGCTGCAGCATTTTTCCGGCCGTGATATCTCGAAGGTAACGGCGGAGGAAGTTCATGAAGCCGTTAACGGGATGATCAACCGTAAGCACCTGCAGGTGTGGGAGAGTAAACGTGATGCCGCGATGAGGAAGGGAAAGCCGGTTCCGGAGTACAAACCACGGCAGGTTTCGCAGGCTACGAAGGCGCAACACCTTTCCTTCATTCGTTCGCTTCTCAGGGCCGCGGCGAATGACTGGGGCTGGATAAAAACAGCTCCTGTTATCAAAACCCGCAAGCCGATCAGTAAGCGGATACGGTGGCTGACCAGAGAAGAAGCTGAGCGGTTGATCGATTGCATGCCGGAGAGCATTAAGCCAGTGGTGATATTTGCACTGGCAACCGGCCTGCGCCGCTCAAACATCATCGGGCTTGAGTGGCAGCAGGTCGATATGCAGAGAAAGGTTGCATGGGTAAATCCGGAGAACGCAAAAGCGGGCAAGGCGATTGGCGTGGCTCTGAATGATACCGCATGCAGGGTATTAAGGGATCAGATAGGGAAGCACTCCCGGTGGGTGTTTGTTCATACCACAGCAAAACATCGCCCTGATGGGACACTGACGCCCGCGGTTAGAAAAATGCGTGTGGATGACAATAACGCCTGGCGCGCCGGGTTGAAAAAAGCGGGGATCGAGGATTTCCGTTTTCACGACCTCCGGCACACCTGGGCGAGCTGGCTAATTCAGTCCGGCGTCCCGCTTTCTGTTTTACAGGAAATGGGAGGATGGGAGAGCATCGAGATGGTGCGCCGTTATGCTCACCTGGCACCGAACCACCTGACCGAACACGCACGGAAAATTGACGCCATTTTTGGCGCTAGCGACACAAATACGACACAAGGAGGAAATCAGGCTGGTTTAAAACTGGCGTAA